ATTAATGAACACTAACGGAACATGTAAAAATCTGTCTGTAAAGATTCAAAAAGGGGGTACATGTTGGTTTCATGGCTCTTTGAATGGATGGATATTATCAGAACGCGGTAGACGAATACTCAAACAATATCTGAACAAATTCAAACAGACACCAAATTATGCCAAGTTTAAACAGTACGAAAATTTACAGGCGTGTCCGATGAGAGGTAAACTCCCTTTAGGTTATATTTGGGCTTATATTGACGCAGTCTTGAATAAAACCCTCAATGTGAACCGCCCAGAGTTACATGAACAGGTTATCATAGGTAATACAGGTATTCGAGATCCCCAAATGTCCAAAATCAATACAGTCGATAAGTTAATAAATTATGCTCTTAGACAATATCCAAATTCTATAAATCGCGTCAAAACAATTCTTAAAACCAAAGGTATAACAACTATTAATCAATTAAATAAAGGTCTTTTCGGAAGAAAAAATGTGATAAGTAACTTAATAAAACTAGGGGTTCCAAAAGAAGAAGCTACATATATAAACAAATCTCTCTTCCTTTTAAGAACTTCTAAAAAAATAACCACACGAGGAAAAAATGGTTTATTAGAGAGTTATGTAAATGGCGGAAGTTTATTTGATACTATGGAACTTGCTAAAACATTATTTCCGGATATGAAAATAGGTACAACACTAGATTCTAACCCAGATATTCTGTACATGACAACGGCTAAAAGTCCAAGTCGTATACCCGGTTATGTATTAAGTCACGCTTCAATCATAGTTTCAGAAAGACTCGGCGGTTATGGTCACATGATGACGGGGTTTATATGTAACGATATGGAATTAATACACGATTCAGAAGATAACCGCTTTTACAAACTCGACTGGACTAAAGGTCAATCTGAAATCAATAAACTGCTCAGGTGGGGTGGCATACTCCGTACGGGACGAGCCTATTTTGTTTTCTTAAATGAAAAATTATTGAATAGGCCTAACACTGCTAATATGAATGCAAACGGAATGGTAGGGTACATGGCTATCAAAACAAATAACGGTGGGTATTTGAAGAATTCAAATGGAAAAACTATTTATATGAAAGTCCAGAAAAATGCATACGGCATGTGGAAAAAAATGAATAATAACAAATACCTGAAAAATAATGCAGGAAAATTCGTATCAACCCGTAGTACAGGTAACAGCGCCATAAATAATATGCGACAGAGGGCACTCAGAAGTGCACGAGGTTATTAACTCTTGTATCTTTCAGCCGTCTTTTTGAGATTCATCAGGCTCGGAAACTCAAACTCGGGGTCGACAGTTTCTTCTGTGAAAGTCTCGTGAGTACTAAGTTTTTCCCAAGAGACTTCGTAGCTCGTGGGACCAACCATGTTTAGTCTGTAACCGAGGCGTGCGAGCTGTCTGCCGATGTAACGCACCGCCTCTGCAAGATCGTATCGAGGAAACCCGACGACAAATGGAGGGACAGTCACAACCGTCATTTTGTCGCCGAGATCAAACCGAGCCTTAATTTTCCTAGAAAATTGGTTCAGTATCGTTTTATAGATTTCCTTTTTGATGTTTTTTCGAGCCTTGTCTCGCTCCGCGAGTTCTTTGACGGAAATCATTTGCTAATTTTACTGCAAATTAAAAACACGATCGCCAGACGCAAGCATCTCACCTGACCGGACAGGTGATGGACCCCCTGTGGCAACAGCTCCTACTGGACGACCTGGGCGTTGAGCAGTACCTGGTTCAGCAGAATCGGGTGAAAAACTGACGGGCTGCTCTGAACTGAAGAATTTGCGCATGTCGGCATCAGCGTTGATGTTCTTCGAGTACGCCTCGGACACCTTTGAAGTCTCGAAAGGATTGGTCTGGCGGTGCGTCTCAGACTGTCTGTAGTTGGTCAGCTCGGACTGGAGTTTGTTGTCGAGCGCTTTGCTGATGTCAGCATAGTCCTGGTACTGATCAGGTTTGTACGGAGTGAACCCTGAATCGTAATTGTCGACATGGGCCGAAGCGCTAATGTTTAGAATCTGGACGCTTCCCTCAGGGGACACCTTGGCCTGGACATCGTACTGTGTACCGTAGTATCCGACGGTGTTGAAGAACATGAACCGGGCCGAATACTCACCAAGTGCTTTACTGTTTATGAAGAGGGTCTCAAGAGGCACCTCTTCTGGGTGGTTTTTCTGGATGGACTCGATAATTGCCTGAATGATGTTGGGTGAGACGCCCTGCTTCTGATCAGCCGCCGTGTCATAGGTGGCTGAAGGGTTCCAAAAGAAAAATAGGAACAGCAGCACAAGCAGAAGCACCCATATCAGAGTGTCCATATACTGTAGCGCGCGAAAAGAATCCGTGAAAACTTAGTTTGAAGTATTAGGAAGATGGCACTCCTCGTGTTTTCTGACAGGTGCCCGTACTGCCAAGAAGTAATGAATTTTATCAACGGAGAACCCGCCCTGAAACCCATTCTTCGCTTTTGGAATGTGACCGCTCAGGGTGTACCCCACAAAAAGGTGACCCGTGTCCCAACCCTCGTCACAGACGAAGGAAAGATGATGGTCGGCTCTGAAGTGAAAGCGTGGCTTGAGTCTATGGTGCCGTCTGATGTCAGTTCATTCAACCAATCAAATTTTACTTTCAATATCGATGGAACTGAAAATGACGATATGATGTTCAATATGGACAAGTACGGCGAAAGTCTAGAACCTCGCATGTCAGCCGAACTCAAGGCTAAAATTAATGCAGACCCTTCAGTTGCTTACCAAAAGCGGTCAGCTACTATGTAACTTAAAGATTGAAAGACTTGCATAAAGTAATGCCAGGAGTCCACCTGAAGACTATACAGGCTTCCGCCTTTAAATCAGTCTTTGAGGTACTTAAGGACATTATCAATGATGTGAATGTGTACTTTACCCAAGATGGAATTCGCATTCTCACGATTGATACCGCTCATGTCACACTGGTTCACATGAACCTTTCGGCTGAAAACTTTGAAGAGTACGAGTGCTCGGAAAAGGTGGTGGCTGGAATGAACATGGCGAACATGTTTAAACTTCTCAAGTCAGTCTCGGGACAAGACACACTGACTATCGATATTGAAGGCAGAGATTACATGCGAATTCAAATTGAAAATTCTGCAAAAAAGTCATTCACCGCCTTCAAGCTCAAACTTCTGGACATTAACGAGGATGAGCTCGAGGTGCCTGACATTCCTATGGATGTGATTACGACCATTCCAGCTGTTGATTTTCAGAAGATTGTTCGGGACATGTCGAACCTGTCCAATGAGATGAGCATCTTTCGTGACGGTACAATTCTCGAACTCAGCTGTTCAGGTGACTTTGCTGACCAGACGACACGAATCGAGTACCCTGAAGATGTCAGCCGAGTCGGAAATGTCTACAGTCTCAAGTACATCAACATGTACACGCGCGCGACGAGCATGTGCTCCAGTGTCCAAATTCTCCAGAATACCTCAATCGAAGATGAAATTCCGATTATTTTCCGGTACACAATTGCAAACTTGGGGGATTTGAAGTTTTATCTCGCCGCAAAAATTGACGAGTAAATAAAAACTTAATTCGAACATTAAATTATGGAAGCTAGGTACGCCGAAAGGTTAAAGTCTTGTCAGTCTGAAGAGGAATTGTGTAATTACTTGCTTGATACGATCCCCATCTTACGCGAATATTCGCAGTGTGATGAGACCACCGTCGAGACCACCACTGTTTTGGGTCTGAAGATGACGTCCAAGCGGGGGGTCAAACGCAATGACATATTCAAAAAATATCTCGTTGAGGTTGAACACGATGTCGAGGCGAGTAAAAAGGGGCAGGACCCGGCTATGTTGCCGTGTAAAAATTGCAAAGCGGTATTTTCATTTATAATTGATGAAGAGTCGAGTGATCGAGTCTGTCGTGAGTGTGGTTACGCAGAGTACTACCAAGAGGACAAGGTGGGATTTAAGGAGGAACAAGAGATGGAGAAGAATGTCGTCTATTCGTACAAGAGAGAAAATCACTTTAACGAATGGGTCTCACAGTTCCAAGCCAAAGAGTCGACACATGTCCCCGAGGAAGTCATTTCACTTTTACGGAATGAATTTAAAAAACAAAAGGTGAAGGACCTGTCCGAGATTACACACGAAAAAGTCAAGACCCTCCTCAAGAAGCTCGACAAATCAAAGTACTATGAGCACGTCCCGTACATCACGACGATTCTGAACGGAATTCAGCCCCCGACCATGCCTCAAGCACTCGAGGACAAACTCCGTCTTATGTTCCATCACATTCAGAAGCCGTTCGAGAAGCACAAACCGGCGAAACGGAAAAACTTTTTGTCCTATTCATATGTACTGTACAAGTTCTGCGAACTCCTTGGCGAGGACGACTACCTACCGTGTTTTCCTCTGCTCAAATCAAAAGAAAAATTGTACGCTCAAGACGAAATTTGGAAGAAAATTTGTGAAGAATTACAATGGGAATTTTTAAAAACCGTTTGATTGAGGCCCGACCGTCATGCCATAACACCAGACTGCACTAAAAACTCCAAACAAGTAGATGGATGCAATTTGAAAAACATCCAATACCATATTTGAAAGATTGATTACACCTTTATGCGATGTACTCGATATTTACGACCGAATTATCACATGGAAAGTTGATCAGGTAACCCTCCTTACAACCAGTCAACTCCATGTATTTTTGAATTTGAATTCGAAATTCATCCGAAACTCGCTTGACAGACTTCATCTCAATCACAATCTTGTTGTCGATGATAATGTCAGCTCGGACATGACCAACATTGTGACCGTCATAGGTAATTGGGATGATGCGTTCAGTTTCGTAAGGGACGTTACGCTTACGCAACTCAACCTCAAAG